GTCTCCCGCTGCCCCGTAACTTTTTGCACCCCCCCCCTAGGTATAGACGCTGCTATCAGATGTTCTTAACAATTTGCTTGAGCACCCAGCTAAGCAGGATCGAGACGACCATCGGTGGCACCGACGCAACCGGATGTCCATCGGATCCCTCGCTTGCAGCGAGCGTCTCGAGGGCGATCACGACCTCCTGATCGTTGGGCTCCTCGCCGCCGGCGATGATCTGTTGCTGCTGACCGAGCCAAGCGCGGCCGAAATACCCGAGGACATCGATGGCCGCATCAAACACTTCGATGCCCCACGACTTGCGCCCGCGCGCGAAATCAAGCAACACGAGCAAAGATTGCGACGGAAACATGATCACCTCCTACTACGCTCCCGTCGTAGTCGTACTTGTCGTGGTCGTCGTGACCATGCCTGGCGTCGACTCGATGCAGGAGATCGTCTCGTGTGTCCGGTATCCGGTCAGATCCATCACGCTCACGACCTCGAGGATGCGCGAGCCGTAGATGATCCTATGCGACGGGCGCACATCACCGCGATACCGGATGATGACACGATACGGTGACAGCGCCTGCTGCGACGATCCGACTTGGATCTCCGAACCTGAGCTCATCTCGACGCTGGCCCACACGGTCGCGTATGTCGACCAGGCGCGCACATCCTGGCCGAACGAGTCGGCCGCCTCGCTCGAGGACTGGATCTCGATGCGGTGGCGCAGCTCGCCGATCAGCGTGCGCCGTGCCATCAGCCGAGACTCCCGTCCTGATATGCCATCAGGATCGACTCGACCGCCATGGGCACGGTAGACATCGTGCCAGGAGCGACCGCCTCACGCTGCTCGTACCAGTGCGCCACCAGCATTCTGATGATCAGCTTGAGCGGGGCCGGCACGGATGCGGCCGCGGCACCGTACCCCGCGATCCAGTCGATCTCGATCCCTCCTCGCAGCGCGGTCTGGAGCGATGGCCAGGTCGTATCAGGATACAACACGAGGCGCGGCGGGTTGTCGTTAACCAGAGTGTCGAAGTCGTCGGCCGCGTAGGTGAGCGTCTGCTGGACTCCGTTCTCGTCATAGTACCTGATGCGCGGTGTCGCGTATGCGATCCCCGCAACCGTGTTGCTGGCCGCGACGATTGCGGGCGATCTCGGTAGCTCAATGTCGTGTGGCCAGAAGTCGAGCAGGAGTCGATGCCCGGTGTAGATTAGGCTGCGTCTCGTGTATCGCTCGACATGGATGCGAGCCGCGGTGATCAGCATCGAGATCGTGCTATCCTCGTCCGAGCTGTCGACGCGCAAGTGCGCTTTCGCCTCGGCCAGCGTGACCGGCTCGACAGCGGGTTCGACGAGCGTGACGAGATTCATCTCGTCTCCCGTCTGCTGCGGGATCGCGAGCGTTCAGGGATCTCGGGCTCTGGTATCGGTGGCGCGGGCGTGTCATCGACCGGCACCGCGACGCCGGCCGCGATCGCGAGGCGTGCGTCGTGATCAGGCATGTCGACGATGTCGTTGCACTGGTAGCTGACGATCGTCCCGACCATGTGCTGGAGGATGCGGATTTTCATGCAATGATCCTATTCCGGGCCGAGCCTGTAACGCAACCGATCCTGCGCCGTTTTCATCGAGTGACACGACGCGCACAGTGGCTGGAGGTTAGCTCGATCGTTCGCGCCACCGGCGCGTAGTGGCACGATGTGGTCGACCTGATCCGCGGATCCGCCGCACATGCGACAGACAGGCTCCTCTCGCAGGATCATGAGGCGCCAGCGTCGCCAGGTGCGATCGTATCCGCGCTCGTGTGCCGAGGCGCGTGTGTCGCGACTCCGTGATGGTCGTGACACGGGCCTCGCAGGTCGATGATTCGGGATGCGATCCGCCACAGCGTCAAGTCCTCGGCGAGGGCAGCGAGGCGACCGATAGGGAGCGAGTGCACCGAGCCGAGGACCACGACGCCGTGATCGTTTGGCACGATGTTTGCTTTAATACAGTAACTGTATTAAATACATTATCACTGACACTTCATAGTATCGTGTCTGTGTTCATGAGCCTATTGATTTTTTTCATTTCGCCTCCGCTGTCGCTACGGCTCACAAAAAAAATCTGAGGCTCGATACACTCGCGCGCGCGCGCGTATGCGAGGCCGTGATCAGGCCGCCATCAATGGTACGCCATTGCCCGCCAGATTCGCATAACTGGCCCTAGAAGCGACGATCTTTGAAATGTTGGACGGATAGTCGTCTAAAAAAATAGGTGGCTTACTGCGAAATTCTGACGGTCACATCGACGCATGCTGCTGGCCGCGGCATCGTGTCGAGTGAGATCGTGACATGCTGCACGATTGACCAGTCGTCGTTCTCGATGATCTGCCAGGACACGAGCCAGTCAATGATCGGCTTGGCCGTGTTGTCTAGGTCGCGACCCCGCCTCCAACCGTGACCGGATCGCACGATGATCTCGACCGAGACGGGCCGAGCGTAACGCGGTCGAGGGATCATGCCCTGCAGCGCAATGACATCGCAGGATGTGCACCAGTTGCGGTAGACCTTGCTCTTGCGGATGCGCTTGCCCTGGCATCGCCAGATGGCGTTGACGCTCGGTGGTATCGGGAGCGTCACCGAGACCGAGGTCGGCGGCATGCTCGTGACTCCATGAGTCGCATGACATCCTCGCGCACGAGCTGATGCCGGCCTGCACCACCGCGGGTCCGCAGTCGTCCAACCTCAATGAGGTGACGAATGTACCGATCACCGACCCTGAGTATTAAAGCGGCCTCGCGTGTCGTCATGCAGATCCTCCGACGATATGTCGATGATATCCCCGAGGAGGTGCAGGATGCGATACCGACTACTGCTGCTATTGATCGTGTGTAGTTCTCTTGGGACCGGATGCTCGAGTCCTGCCATGAAAATTTCCGGATCCGTAAGTTATGCAAGGGACGGGACATCCGTCTCGTTTAATTTTTCTCAGTAATTTTTTTTCTTGACTCGTTCATTGGCCTATGCGTAACCTTCCCCCGCCGGAACACGGCAGGAGGTGATCATGGGGAAACAACCGCAACGGGTGAGCGTCGTGACCGCGGCCGAGCTGCTCGGCGTCACGCCGCGAGCGGTGCGATATGCGATCACGCGCGGCGTCATGTCCGCGGAGATGATCGGCAGCGTGTACGCGATACCCATGACTGAGGTGCAGCGCTATGGGTCAGGTCGAAATCAGCCGCAGCCCCATCGACCGGGTCGTGCGACATCTCGGACTGGATCATGTCGTGCAGTCGGTCAAGGTCGACCGACGAGGAACGCGCGCCGTTCTCCGCGGTAGTGACGATGTCCTGCGAGAAGTCGACTGCGAGTTCGGTGACACGACCTGGACGCTGTTCGTTTACAGCATCGACCTCGAGCAGGAGACGACGACGACACTGCGTCCAAATTTTCAGACGCGGATGAGGATCGAGATGACAGACGAGACGGCGCAGCGACTGCGTTATATATCCGGCGCGCGTGGCGTGTCGGTGGACGAGCTGGTGGAGGATCTGGTCAGAGTAGCCATGGAGGGTGACGATGCGAGGATTAAGTCTGACGAGACGGCGCGGAGAAAATGTCGTTCTGCACATCCAGCGCAACGACGACGAGGATCCGATGATCCTCGGAGTGATCACGGTTCAGGAGATCGGCCGAGGTAGTGTGCGCCTGCGACTGGCGTGCCGACCAAGCATCAAGATCAGCAGGTACGACGAGGATGTCGACCTAGACGCATCGAACCAGGAGGGTAATAAGTGATGATCGATGTGCACATGAGCGCGAAAAATTTGCTGGCTGATGGGTACAGCATTTTTCCTATCGGGCGAAACAAGACTCCATCAGGCCGTCACCTGCCAGAGCATGACGGCCGAAGATCCTGGTCACCGTACCGTTCGGCGCATCCGCTCGACCGTGAGATCGACCACTGGTTCGGTCATGCTGACGCGGCCTACGGAATCGGCGTCGTGTGCGGTCGAATCAGCCGTAACCTCCTCGTGCTCGACCTCGAGAGCGAGACCGCGTACACGAGCTTGATTTTTCTCGCTGAGGGTGATCACGAGCTTATGCAGCTCTTGCTTGAGTCATCGGTAGCGGTCACGCCCTCGGGCGGCCGACACATCTACATGCACATGCAGGACGCCCCTCCTGGTGGGCGTGTCCTGGCACGCGACCTCGAGGGCGATGTCTGGATCGAGACCAGGGGCGAGGGACACTATGTCGTCGCGCCGGGATCGCGCGCCGAGGTGCACTCCAGCATGCGGCCGTACACATGGATGCGATATCACGGATCGGACGACGCGTGCGTGTGGCCGGCATCCGCGGTGAGCAAACTGCTCAGCATGTGCGAGAGCATGAACGCCCTGGTCGCGACGGGCGCCTCGAAGTCCCTGCCGACTCCCGCTCCGAGTCAGCGTCCTGTCGATCTGGAGGGTGACGGCCCCGGCAACATCTACAACGCACGCGGGGAGTGGCGCGATCTTCTCGTGCCCGAGGGATGGGTCGAGCTCGCAACAAACGCGGGCATCACACGCTGGCGCAGGCCCGGCAAGGATGAGGGGACCAGCGCCACGACAGGGCACTGCCGCGGTGATGTCGGCGGATCCCTGCTCTATGTTTTCAGTAGCAACGCTCAACCGTTCGAGGCCGGCAAAACATACTCGCTGTTTGGTGCGCGCGCGATCCTGCGACATGCAGGGAATTTTTCCGAGTGCGCCCGCGAGCTGCGTGATCTTGGCTATGTGCCAGAGCCCGCGCCCTGTGGCGTTCTGGCCGCACCTAAAACGGGCACGACCGAGTCTCCTGAGTCGGGCACTGCGCCAGCTCGTCGATACAAGCTATCGTCCGAGTTGCGCCGGATCGACGATGACCAGCGATGGATCGTGCACGGGATCCTGAGTGCCGGCCAGACGACGATCCTGAGCGCGCACCCCAAGGCCGGCAAGACGACGCTGCTGGCGCACATGATCCGCGCCCTCGGCACGGGAGAGGATTTTCTGGAGAGGGCGACCAGACCGTGCAAGGTGCTCGTCATGTCCGAGGAGGATGAGCCGACGATTGCGCAGCGGATCGCGGATCTCGGGATCGCCGATTACTGCGGATGGTATGTGCGGCCGTTTCCATCGAGACCGACACGCGTGCAGTGGTCGGAATGGGTCGCGGCCACTGTCGCGGACTGCCAGGCATTCGGCGCCGAGGTGCTCATCATCGACACGATGAGTCGCAATCTCCCAATCTCAGACGAGAACGACGCCACCGATGTGGACAACGCGCTCCAGCCCTTGTGGGCTTTGAACAAGTCGGGCGTGGCTATAGTGCTAGTGCATCACATTAGGAAGTCAGTGACCGCGGGCGATGACACGATCACCTCGAGCCGAGGCAGCATCGCGTTCAACGGGTTCGCTGAAATCATATTGAACCTAAGCAAATTGCAGGGCGATGGCGAGACGACGATGCGTCACCTGTCAGGTGACAGTCGCGCGTCACATGTACCAAAAGACCTGGTTATCGACCTCGTCGAGGGTCGATATGTCGTCGCCGGCGACCTGAAGGGCGCGGAGCAGGCGCGTGATCGCGCGCGCTTGCTGGCCGTGCTCGACGCGAATCCTATGACCGCCCGCGAGTGGGCCGTCAAATGCGAGCTAACGCAGGCGCGCACCGAGCGTCTGCTGCACGAGCTGATGATAGCCGGGCGTGTCCGGCAGTCAGGTGATGGATCGAGGGGATCGATCTATCGGTATCAGTTGGTAGGAGGGGTCTGATCGTGGCCATGAAAATGCGAGTCGATGTGTATGAATCACTGCCACCAGGGCAGTATGTTGCGAAGCTCAAGGAACGCAAGGAAATGCCGGCATCGGCGAAATTCCCTGACGCAGGCCCATCGTTCGCCTGGGAATTTGAGGTCGCGTCTGGCGAGCATGCAGGCAAGTCCGCGAGCGCCTGGACGCCAACGAGGCTTACGAGCCAGAACAATCTAGGGAAACTGATCGCGCGCATGCTCGGACGACCGATGCGCAGCGGCGAGGAGATCGACATCGATGAGTTCCTGGGGCACCTGTACTCGATCATCGTCGACTACACCAGCGACGGCACGAGGACTAAGGTGACAAGCGCCGCGCCCGTGCCGGCCGGAGTCGCAGCGGCCGTCACGAAAACAGCGGCACCGACTCCCGCTCCTGCCTCGATCCCGGCGCCGCCACCGAGGCCGAGCGCGGCGCCCGTGCCTCCTCCTCCTGCGACCGAGAAAGTTTTCGCCGGAACGCGCGAGGAGTTCAAAGATCGTTCGCGATGGACCTATGCCAGCATTAGCGGTGGCCCTGGCATCGAGGTGCAAATCGCCGAGCTGCGGAAAATGGTCGAGGTCGGCAGCGTGTCGTCCAGTGACGCACTGGTGTATCTTGTCGCTGATGCGGCATGGATGCCGCTGTCGGTAGTCGACCTGCCGTTCTAGTGCCGGTGTTCACCGGTCGCCGGGCATGGATGCCTGGATAGCCGGGGGGGCGGGTCGATCGCCCCTCTGGCGAAATCCAACGAGCTCCCGCAAGGGAGCACGATTGGGCTGGCGCTGTCTCCATACAGCGGGACTCTGTCGTGTCGCATGCCACCCAGCCTGCATGCGAGGGCGCGTGATCGTAGGCGATCCTTGTCCGGGTCCGACTCCCGGAGCGCGTCATGGAGATGAGATGGGCAGGAGACTGTGCAGCAAGCGATTGCGAGCCGCGCTGTGGATCGCCGCCAACGGCAAGTGCCAGATATGCGGAACCGATCTTCCAGCCGACTGGCACGCCGACCATGTCATCCCTTGGAGCAAGTCTGGCACCACCAATGTGCATGACATGCAAGCACTGTGTCCGAAATGCAATTTGAGAAAGGGGAAGAAATGACTACTGACAGGAAGCATCAGGCTGACGCGCGACTTGTTGCAAGTTTAATTACAGAAAATAAATATCCGTACAATGTGCTTATGCCAGTCACGCCTGGCGGTGGCAAATCTCGGATACCTGGCATCTTCTTACAACATCATCGGAATCTAAAGCTGGCTTGGTTTGTTCCTCGTCTTTCGCTGGCTCGCCAGGCCGCGCTTGGAATGAAGAAGGACTTCGGGATTGATATAAGGGAAAGCGGAAATGACATCAATCCGAGCCGAAATACCCGCGGATTTGTTGCTACTCATTCATCCTTGATGGCAAATCCGGAGTTGTGGCAGCACGAGTTGAACAAGAGCCCATATCTTCTTGTCATCGATGAGTTGCATCACGCGAAAATTTTTAATGATGGCAAACGCAATCCATTGACAAGGTCGATTGAAAAACTTGAATACAAAATCCGCGTATGTATGACCGGAACGCTCGAGACCAATGACAACTCCTTTATTTACAATGTGCCTTATCGTGAAACTTCAAAAGGATATGAGCCTGATATCAAGTCGTTTGATGGGTCAGTCATTGAATATGACAGGCCGACAGCACTCGGCGAGGGCGCGATAGTTCCGGTCGAGTTCCACTATCATGATGGCCCAATTAGCTGGCAAGAAAGGGACGGTGTTAAAGATGCGCTCTTGTCGGGAGTTGAATCGGAAAATGAATCTCAAGCTATCTGGACAGCTTTGAGGACTGATCTTGCCGACCAGATCCTTTCAAGTTGCGTTGATCATTGCAAGTATTCTGGCACAAGCGGAAAGTTGCTCGTCGTCACAGCGGATCAGTCATCAGCAAGAAGGTATTACAAAGATTTGCAGCGGCGTGGAATCAGCACGGGCTTGGCTATAACGGATTCGAATGATCCGTATGGTGACATTGATCAGTTCAGGAGCGGACGCTTTGATTGTCTTGTCACCTGCCAAATGGCTTATGAGGGACTTGATGTCCCATCTATAACTCACTTGGCTTGCCTGACGCATATTAGATCGACGCCGTGGATCACGCAAATGTTGGCAAGAGCGTGGAGAGCCACCCCGACTAAAAATAGGTGCTTCGCATTTGTTCCAAATGATCCCCGAATGAATCGGGTAATTGAGCGCATACGGTCAGAGCAGCAAGGTGTTGTCCGGTTTTCAACTGATCGTCAAATTGGTTCAGGGCCAGCATCACGATCGGATGAAACCGGCTTCGTCCCAATCAGCGGCGAGCTCACATCCGTGTCCGCGCAAATGCTTGACGGTCAAATTGAAAGTAGTCCTTTCGAATTACAATTCCGCGAAGTATGTCAAAATGCTGGTATCGCTTCAGATCATCCGTTAGCGGCTCAATTTGTTGATCTGCTGCGAAATAATCCACCAAGATCGTTCAATGACAAGACAATTACGCAACAAGAAATGGAGATACGCAAGGAGATACATAAGTCTTGTAGCCGGGCCGACTTCGTCAAGGAACGATCTGCTGGCACACATCAGAAACTTTTACATAAAGAGCTTAATTTTAAGAAGATTGAAGATCTAAGTTTGGAGGGCTTAAAATATGCACGCCAAATCTGTGCGCGTATCTGTACTTGATGAGGTTGGTAATCGCGACGCGCCGGCAGGTTCAAGGTCTTGGGCTTTGTGGATTGTCGCTCAAGCTAAATTGGGGCGCGACCGTTTGGATTTCGATGCCCAATTGCTTCGCGGCCTTCTTGTCGAAATACAACAGCATGAGACATGGAAAGCCTTGGATCTTCTTTCTTTTGACATGTTGTGTTCGACACGATTGAAACTGTCTCCTGATGAAGTTGAGGCCTTGCTAAAAGCTGAACGCGGGCAAACTGTTGGCGCCGTCATCACCAAGACCCAAGCCATCCGTGAGCGCCGCGCCACTCACCCCGGTGAAACGCAACAGGCGACGGCCGACGCGGTGGGGTGTTCTCAGCAAATGGTGGCAAAGATTGATCGAGCTATTACTACCGAAAGTTGCAATATGCAACAAAAGGTAGTAATCCCCGCATGGATCACCGAACCGCATCAGCAAGCTGACTTCCGCAAGCTCCCTGCCGAGGAGCGCGCGCGCCTGGAGGCGCTGCCTGAGAACGAGAGGCGGGGCTCCGTTCGCGCCGCCGCCATTCAGGCCGGCATCATCAGGGTGCCGACTCCATTGGAGCGCGCCATCAGGGCGGTCGAGAAACTCGATCAGGCTGGGCGGATGGAATTGCTGGCGTGGCTCAAGTCGTACACTCCTCCAGTCGGCGTGGCGCGTCGCCACACTTCTAGGTGATCGGTGTCATCCGGAATGACTCAGCCGACTGGAGGAGCTCCCATGGCGATCTCGGACGAGAGGCTGGCCGAGATCGCGACGACGAGTCAGGACGAGCTGGTGCTGGAGTTGGTGGCCGAGCTGCGCCGCGTGCGCGCCGTGATCCGCCAGCACTCGGGAGTACAGGCGAATCGATGGCCGGGGCGCGGGGCGATCGTGTATCCGCAGTGGGTCATGGATCTGCTCGGAGTGCCGCGGCCGGACAGGAGGGGGTGAGATGTCGTATCGCGACATGAAATTGCGCAAAGAAAGGCAGGACGAGATCAGGAAACTCGATGCCGAGATCGCTCGACTGCGCGACCGCATCCGTGATCTCGAGACCGCGATCATGATGCACGCGTCGCGCGACGCCTGGGCGATGTCGTTGCTCCAGCAGGAGGATCGATGATGCCCGCAAGGATCGAATGGGGACAGGTCGAGGACGCGAACGGCAGGTCGTATCGCCTGCCCGCGTCGACCCGTGTCATGGACTGCGCCCGATGCGGCACTCTGCTCGTGAAACGCCACGACCTGGCCGGACCGAGGACGACCCAGCCCAAGCTACTAGGCGGGCACCTGTTCGATGTGAACGGGCACCCGAGGCCGTATTGTCTCGAGTGCTATCTGCAGAGTCGTGGCATCAATTATCGCGCGCTGGGGATCACCGATGGATGAGTACGATGCGCCCGATGATCGAAACTGGACGCCACTGGAGCGGATGCTCGATGGCGTCATCGAGGGGCTGGCCGAGGCCAGCCTGCAGGCGTCGTCGCGCATCCGCGATCTCGAGTCCGCTATCCGCCGGCATCGGCACCAGATGCGCATCATGGCGATCCAGCACATGGACTCGTCGGGTAGGATCGACGACATCGGACTGCGCATGCTCGATGAGTCGTGTCGCGAGCTCTGGCTGCTGATCAGCGAGGACGCAAAACGATGAATCAGGTCGAGATCGATGAGCTGGCAGCCAGGGCGCGACTGATCGTGCAGCACTTGGCGAGGCGATATGGACTGCATGTCGAATCGCACCCGCACCTGTCGGAGCTGCTGGTGATCATCGAGTTGCTCCGCGGTGCGTGTCGGTGCGAACCTGAGGACTGACCAGATGTCTGTAAAAATAATAGTTGGCGATTGCGTCGAGTCGATGAAGGCGATGCCTGATCAATCCGTGCATTGCTGCGTGACAAGTCCACCGTACTGGGGGCTGCGCGACTACGGGCACGACGGGCAAATCGGGTTGGAGGACACGCCGGAAGCATATGTTTCCAAAATGGTCGATGTGTTCCGTGAAGTGCGGCGGGTGCTGCGGGATGACGGGACGCTGTGGCTGAATCTTGGGGATTCGTATGCGGGATCGTGGGGAAACTATGGCGGTCAGAACAGGGGCAAGGGTACGCAAAGGGAAATAATTAGCGGGAGCAGCGCGCACCAATCCAGTTATGACGGTTTGGAAAAATGGCGACCGCCGACAACTAACCCGCCCGGACTCAAGCAAAAAGACCTTGTCGGCATCCCGTGGCGCGTCGCTTTTGCCCTGCAAGCGGACGGTTGGTATCTGCGGCAGGACATCATCTGGCACAAGCCGAACCCGATGCCCGAGAGCGTGCGGGACCGCTGCACGAAGGCGCATGAGTACGTGTTCCTGCTCACCAAGAGCGAGCGGTATTTCTACGATGCGGAGGCGGTGAAGGAGGCCAGCACTGGGCGGCAGGGACAGTCAGCGAGATTCTTCCGCGAAGGCAAGATGGGTGGCCGCTATCAGCAAAACACGGGCGGCCCAAAGGATGCAGAGCGAGTCGATGACGGCACCCGCAACCGCCGCTCCGTCTGGACGGTCGCCACGCAGCCCTACAGCGGCGCACACTTCGCCACATTCCCGCCCGACCTTGTGGAGCCGTGCATCAAGGCCGGCACCAGCGAAAAGGGATGCTGCCCGACTTGTGGCAAGCCGTGGGAGAGGGTGGTGGAGAAGCCGGAAATGCCCAAGGTTGCGGCGAGCGATCTTGACCGATACGGCACCGGAGACGCTGGCGTGCATCGGAAGGTCGGACAAGCGTATCAAGACTGGCGAGATGCAAACCCCAATCGCACCACCGGCTGGCGTCCCGCATGCACCTGCGGCGGCTCGCCCGTGCCCTGCACCGTCCTCGATCCGTTCGGCGGCGCTGGCACGACGGCGCTTGTCGCCGATCAATTACACCGCAACGCAATCCTGTGCGAACTCAACCCGGAGTATGCGAGACTAGCCGAAAATCGGATCACGCAAGACTCGCCGATGTTTTCGGATGTGGTGCGAACCTGAGGACTGAATCCCCAGCCCGCATGGTATGATCGTTTGCCCGGTCGTGTCGGCCGGCAAGGAGGTGTGATGAGATCGTTTCTGTTGTTGCTAGTGTTGGCCCTGCCCGCTCATGCCGGACCTCTCGGACTGTTCGCGAAACGGACGAGATCGACCGGCCAGGCGAGTCATACAGGATCGAGCCTGACCGCATTCGAGTCGGCGTCGATCTCGGCTCGGGCCGGAGTCGCCGCGCATCGCGGTGGCGTGTACGCGTTCGAGGGCGTCGGCTTTTCGAGTGCCGGGCCCGATGCCGCGCTGAGGGCCTGCTGCTACTACGGGCAGCGGACGATCGTCGAGAGTGCCGTAGTGCAGGGGAGCCGCGGTTGGTTCGCCTGTGTCCGATACCGCTGATGATGGAGACAAGCATGTTGTCGATTCTCTTAGTCCTTTTTTCTGGTGATGCCAAGGTCGTGATCGTCCAGCCGGCCGCCAAGGTCGAGGTCAAGAAGGCGCAGGACGCGTTGCCTGGCAAGGTCGAGACCAAGAGCCCGATCAAGGGCGAGATCGTGCGCGAGGGGCGCATCCGGTGGTCGAGGCGCGCCAAGCTCGTCATCGAGTGATGCGCGCGATAGTCGGCCGTGCGCCGTCGTGATCCCGAGGGATTTTCCTCGGGATTATTTTTTTGGATTTTTTTTTTATGCGCCCTTGACGCTATGACCGATATCGGTCATAGTAGTCTTATCACCGCAGTGGTGATGGGACGAAAACAAGGAGTCAGACATGAGCAGCCAAACGATCACCCTGATGCCCCGCGACGAATACCACGCCCTCGTGTGCCGATACGCCGACAGCTTCAAGGATCAGGATCACAAGACAATTGCCGGCCGGTACAACGCCTGCCTGACCGCCGTCTCCCGCGCTGGCGCTGATCGGATGGAAGTGCTTCGCCGAAGCGCCGAGGCCCGCACGCTGGCCGCTCACCTGCAGGCGATCGAGGAGGCTCTGCCGCACGGAATGTGACCCGCTGATGAGCCTGCCGGCGGGCAGGCGAAACGCCGCAAGGCGTCCGGGACGCAAGGTGCGGACCATATCAGGAGTGACAGACATGCCAAGGATCATCCGACTCGACATCCACGATGTTCACAAGGCCGGCAATGTACAGCAGGCCATCGTGACATGGTGCCGTGCCAATGATGTCCTATGTGATGCAATGAGAAAAGAAGAATTAGACTGGGATGAATTTGTTTTGCGCTCGATGAAAGTAGCAGCACTACCGTTTGTCGATGCGCTTAGTGGCATGATAGTGAGACCCGAGGCCGTCACAGAGGATACGGATCCCGACGATATTCACGAAGACATTAAAGGCGACCAGTTTGTTCTAGGTAAATGGAGTAAATACTCTGTGATTGAGCTTATTTGTCCAAACGATAGGAATACCATGCTGTATCCGGAGGTCTCTGCACACATGGCTCAGTTGGCCGTAACTCAACACAGCGCAAAATCAAACCAGATGGCATGGCGCAAATTGATTTTCTGGATGTCGATCTTGGTGAAAGCGTGGGCGAATATACCAGGAGTGCAATATCCATCATGACATCCGACATCATCCATCTCACCGTCACCGAGGCCGCGGCGCGCCTCGGTGTCTCCGTTCGCACGGTGCGACGCGCATGCGCTGACGGGACGATCCCGTGCACGCGCCTCGGCCCGCGCACCTGGTCGATCCCTGTCTCCTCGTTGCCGGCCGTCATTCGCCAGCGCGCGCCGCACGGATGCGGTCGGCGTAAGCGTCAGCGTCCTGACGGACGCTCGGATTGATCCGTGACCATGACATCAGGTGCCCGTGCACGATATGGCACGGGTCGGCGCATAGCGTGAGCAGGTTGCTCGGCTCTAGCTCGAGGTCGGGTCGATCGCTGTACGCGATGACATGATGGACCTCTAGGTCTCGAGTGCGACCGCAGGCCGCGCATGCCGGATAGCGGCGCAGGTGACCCCTCCTGACCCGCGGCCACTGGCTGGACCTCGGACGCGATCCCGCGACGAGGTCGGCGTCGGCCGACAGCCATGAGCGCAGCCAGTCGAGGATCATGACTCGGATCTCCGGACAGTTATGATTTAAGTGACAATAGAATACATAATTAAAAAGGATAATAACAATGAATCCATATGAAATCAAAGATCCAACCGTAATATCCTTTTCTGGTGGAGCAACTTCCGGTTTCATGCTGCGACAAATTATAGACGCTCATGGTGGCAAATTGCCAAACTACATCAAAGCAGCATTCGCAAACACCGGGCTTGAGCATGAGGAGACTCTGAAATTCATCGAGAGATGTTCTCTGGAATGGGGAGTGGAGGTTGTTTGGCTTGAGTACGATGGGAAAAAAAAATGGAAGCAAGTAAACTACGCAACAGCGAGCAGGAACGGAGAACCCTTCAATTTACTTATCAGGGAAAGAAACTATCTGCCAAATCCGATTACCAGATTTTGCACCGTTGAACTTAAAATACAAACATTAGATAGATGGTCTGAATACATACCAGAATTTATTGAGGGTCATATTGAGTGTATAGGCTTGCGCTATGACGAACCGCATAGGGTCGCCAAGGTAAGAGCAAATTCTCGAAGAAATGAAGCTTATTGTCCAATGTTTCATGCCAAACACACATTGGAAGATGTTGAAAGATTTTGGGCCAATCAATCATTTAGGTTGGATATTCCGAGACTATTGGGAAACTGTGTTGGGTGTTTCTTAAAAGGAACAAAAAAAATCAGTCTCATCGCCAAACAATATCCTGAACTGCTTGAGTGGTGGGCGCAAGCCGAAGAACAGCCATTGCCAAGTGCAAAAAGAGGATATTTCAGATGGGATAGACCTAGTTATAGAGCACTGATAAACATGGCGAAATCTCAAAATGAAATTGATTTTCCCGACGATGAAACCCTGCCGTGCAATTGCACAGACTGAAAACAATCAATGCTTATGACGATCCCCGGATCACGGTCATTCCGTGATATTAGTCAATATCGCCTGCTTACTATTTACTGGTAAATCCATCGATTATATAAGCTTGAAGCGCGAAAGCTGGCAATAGAATTCGTTAAATCAGAATTGGAGGCTTCACGATGAGTCATTCTAATGCCCACCAGGAGCGCAGCCAGTCGAGGATCATGACTCGGATCCCCGGATCATAGTTTCGCCCTCGCCCTCGCGACCATGCCGGCATAATCCCGTCGCCATTGCGGGCGCAGCGTGATGTCGCCCGCGGTCAGTCGTCCCGATCGTAGATCATCGTGAGCGATGCGCTCGGCATGCGCGCTCGTCTGCCCTTCACCAATCCAGTTGCTGGCGTGACATCGTCCCGATGTCCCGAACCTGTAGATATAGTAAGCCTCGTGATGCGATATCGTCGTATGGACATTCCCATAGATGCGGTTGAGCGACTCGAACAGTCGCGTATCGATGCCCGGCCAGTCGGACTCCTCGTATCCGCCGACCGACCAGAACGCGGTGCGATCAATCGCCAGGTTCGCGTGGAATAGGTTGCGCGCCGGGATCACCTCGCCCAGCGACTCCTCATACCATGCGATCGGCGTGTGCCATATCCCGCGCTGCATGTGGTCGATCGAGTAGCTGATCCGGTGCGGCAGGTAGATGTCGTCGTCCTCCCAGACGAGCAGCACATTGCCCTGCGCCATCGATGCGACCGCGTTGAACTTCGCGCCCAGTGGCGTCACGCGCGCCTTGGCGTTGACTAGTCGGATCTCGGGATGATCATAGATGAGTCGCTGATCGTGAAGATCGTTGACAATGATGAGCTCCTTTTTCCCTCGATAATCCTGCCGCAAAAATGACTCGATGACCTCCTCGACACATTCAGGTCTGCCGTATGTCGGACACAGGCAGGACACGAACGGCAGCATCAGGATCCCTCGAGCGCATGCACACGGATGCGATCGGCGCAGTATTCGGCAAGGATGCGCCATGCCTCGGGAGTCGGATCCCGTTGCGCCAGCAGGTCGTCGAGAACCTCCTCGGCCCACACGCGCAACGGTTTCGGGTCGGGGATCGCGTCACCGAGCGGCGTCTTGCTGGCTCGGACGCTGTGCATGTTCTGTAGCGCCTGCGCCTGCACGGCCAGGCAGGCCGCCATCGTTAGGGATGTCCAGCTCTCCTGACCGCGGGCGAGCGCGCGCACTCGCTGGTACTGTTCGATCAGATCAGCCATGGTAGAGACCTCCTAACGAACCCGTTGACATTCGCGAATATCCAGGCGTCGCCTGACGCCAGCATGCCATTGATCACCTCGTCGTATGCGTAGAATCCCTCGGGGCCGGGATTGCCGGCACCGACCGGACCCGTGTGCGCGTCCGGTCCCCATGAGTTATCGATGCGTCCGATCTCGTCCTGTCCGAGTCGATCGTATCCGCAGAGCGTCATGCAGTGAGCCCATCGAGCGTTTGACGCCGCGACGCCGTTGCTGTCCCGCCTCATGGCGAATCCCTGAGTGCTGCAGATCGAGATCGCGTATCCGGACGCCAGGGCGCGCTTGGCGTCGAGCCATGTCTTGACTCGTGTCACCTGCCGCACCGGATGATTTTTCGCGATGGCCTCGAGCTGGTCGGGCACGCCCTGATCTCCCCATTCGCGAGCCCGTGTCTCGCTGTAGGATCCGAGGTCGATGTCGCCATACTTTTGCCTGGCCAGCACGCCCCAGTCGCGCGCCCATGTGGCGGCATGCGCGCCAATCGCGCCATCGCCGCGGATCCTGCGATTGCCGACCTCGACGCGGGCGCCGGCGTAGATCACCTCGGCCGCCAGCGCCTCGAACTCCTCGGGCTCCCCGGCCGCGATCTCGCACAGCATCGTGTACTCGATCGCGCGCGCCGTCCCGAATCCGACGCACGATCCGACTCGCCCCTGGTTACGCGGTGGCAGGAGCGTGCCGAGAACCTTGCGCGCCGCGTCCCAGAGATGCACGCGCTCTGGCAGGTCGCTCACGGATCCGATCGGCGTCGACGAGATGTCGGGCTCGACCAGCGTCGACACGACCTCCTCGACCGCGGCCGGATCATCGATCCATCCCGGCGTATACCAGTCACTCATGATCGCAGTCCCTCCAGTGCGCGCAGAACCTTGGTCGCGACGCCTCGGGCTCGGGCCCGTAGCTCGGGCGTCATCGGCGCGTCGGCGTCACCGAGGGCGCGTGTCCACTCCTCGGTGATCCTCTGCCTGATCGGCAGGATCGCGTCATCAGCGAGGCCCGCCTTTTTGCGCGCCTCGACGCAGGCCCGCATGAGCGCGTCAGTAGTCTTGATCTTCTCGTCGGCCGTGATCGACTCGATGGCGCGATAGGTCGCGATCAGGGCGTCGAGTTTCCTGTCCTTGTCACGCTCGACATGCCCGCCCCAGATACCGGACAGGGCCGACAGGAGCGCAGCATGATCGGGCACCTGGTCAGGAGGTGTCGGCCGCTCACCGATCACGACCGACACGACCGCGGGCTCGGTGGGGTTGCCATCGATGGCCGTGTATCCGAGGACACGATATCGCCCTGGCGTGAGTGAGAGCACGACTGTGCTCTTTTTGTCGGCCAGCAGGTGCGCCGGGAAAACCTGCAGGCCGGCATCGAGTGGCACATATCGCACGATCGAGCCACGCGTATCGGCCGTGATCGTGACGAATGTCCCAGGCTCCGCCCTGATCTCCGCCGGCAGTGTGAGCTGCGCGCAGCATGCCAGCACTAGGTAGATCATGTCCTCACCTCCACCGTGCGCGATGGCGCGTTATTCGCCGAGTTTCGCTCATGCAGGGCCGAGACGCGGCACGGCAGGGTCTCGACCTGATCGCTGAGTTTCTCGAGGTTGCGATCGAGCTTTTTCAAAAACTCCCGATGATCATCCCGCACCGGGATGAGGATGTTGACGGCGAGCCACCATGCGGCGCCCGCCATCGATGCGCCCATCGCGTAGAGGAGATACGGAGCGCCGTAGTTTTGGTTATCCATTTTAGTCGATCTCCCTGAACCTCGGGATGTCGGAGCAGTCACGAGTGAACGCGTCAGGATAGATCGCGGCGACCTCGCGCTCGACGACGATCATCTGGTCGCGCGCCAGGCGCTTGGCGAAATAGGATTGGAACTGTCCTATGTTCCAGCCCATCTCGTGCGCCGCGATCAGGTAGTTGCGGGCCTTGTCATTGATCGTCAACGAATACGGCACGGGCGCGAATCGGCAGAACCGATGAGACCATGACAGCGCCGGATGATAGATCACCTTGCCACCGGCGCGCCTGACCTTTTCGTGAATGTAGATTTCTTCTCCGGCGAATCCTCGAAAATGCTCCGAGAATCCTGGCCAACAATCACGACGCATCAGAGCGTATGCGCTCCCGTGCGCATGCACCTCGCGGATTTTGTTTGGTTGATCGGCGGCGACATGCCAGATACCGAAGAACTCGCCGCGCAGCTGAGGCAGGAGCTCGGTCGCGATGATCCCGCCCCTCTCGTTGAGCAGGGGTCCGACCCACATATCCTTGCCGATCTTGTCCTGATTGATCGCGTCGATGATGTACTTGACTGATCCGTTGCCGAGCAGGACATGACAGTCGAGCATCAGGACATACTGTCCGGTCGCCTGCTCCCAGATCGTGTTTTTCGCGTGCGCGGGCCCGAGATTTTTTGACCTGTTGATCAGGTGCGCGCCCGCGTTGGCGCAGGCGTTCTTGAGATCCTGGCACTCCTGGGGGTGATCGTTGATTACGAGCAACTCGATCCGCGGATCATGGATCCCGACATGATGCAGTCGCAGGCTAGACAGCGTCCACCAGACGCCCTGCGGGTCGTCGTATGTCGCCATCCCGATCGTCAGCAGCGGATCAGCCATGCGGCGCCTCGTAGTGCGGGCACTTCACGCATTGAGCGATCTGGTCGGTCGCCCTCGGCGCATAGACTCGACATTCGCCCAGTATACCGCAGGAATGGCGCAGCGAAGATTTTCCGCATCCGCACGAGCTGCGAGTCTCGAGCTCGGGCCCGAGGTGCGCGCACGGCAGGCGGATCCTCGCCTTGATGACGGCCAGCATTGCACGCGCCTCGGGCGTGATCGGCGGGCGCGGAGTCGTGCTGGTCGACTCGACCGACATGACCTCGGGAGCGAGTGTCTGTCCGACCAGTTCGCAATCGACCACGACTGTCACTCCGTCTCCGGGAGGCGTATATGTCGGAGCAGGTCCGCATACGCAGCCCTCACCTCCTGGATTGCACTCCTCAAATCCGCTGAGCAAGCTCCATGATTGAGTCGCCTCGGACCATATATAGATGCAGAAACCGCAGCCGCTTGTCGTCGTGGTCGTCGTCGTGGTGGGACAGCAGTCCTCGGATCCGCAACAGTCGGAGCAGTAGAGAGGAGCGCACTCGGTCGTCGTCTCTTCGCCGTCGACCTCGCCGGGATCTGGAGGATACGAGCAGCCACCATCACAGGTCTCGTTCTCGGGATTGCATCCGCGGTCAATTACCAGCCATGTTTCGCTGGTCGCGTTCCAGCGCCATGTGCATTCACAGGCCGGAGTCGTGGTCGTTGATGTCGTCGTGGTCGGCGTGATGCAATCGACGACGACTGTCTCATCATGCTCTCCGGGCTCTGATGGGGGATCGCCGCAAAGGCAGGTGACATCGACTCCGAAACAGTCGGAATCGAAAATATACCAGGCATTCTCGAAATCTGACCATGCCCAAATACAGGTGCCACTGCAGGCCGGAGTTGTGCTGGTAGTCGTAGTCGTTGTCGTGCTAGTGGTCGTCGTGCTGGTCGTGCTAGTAGTCGTTGTCGTGCTAGTGGTCGTCGTGCTAGTAGTCGTTGTCGTGCTAGTGGTCGTCGTGCTGGTCGTGCTAGTAGTCGTTGTCGGTTCTTCTGTCGTCGTAGTCGTTGTCGTTGTCGGTTCTTCTGTCGTCGTAGTCGTAGTCGTTGTCGGTTCTTCTGTCGTAGTCGTGGTCGTGGTGGTAGTCGGTTCCTCTGTCGTCGTTGTCGTAGTCGTTGTCGTTGCAAGACATTGAACCGTCAGATAGTCTCCGAGCTCGGGATCCGGTGGCTCGGTCGGAGCCGTGCATGGCTCGCATTCCTCCGAGCATGTGTCATTGATCAGCTCCCATGAGGAGCCATTCCAGAACCATTCGCAGAAACCTGTGCAAGCCATCAGCAGATATATCCGCCGGGTATGCAGATCGTCGTGTAGACGGGCGTGATCACGCCATCCTCGCATGTGATCGCGGTGACGACCGAGATCGACAGGGGAGCGGGCGTCGTCGTCGTCGTGCTCGTCGTAGTGCTCGTCGTCGTGGTCGTCGTCGTCGTGCTAGTGGTCGTCGTGGTCGTGGTAGTCGGAGCAGGAGTCGTTGTCGTGGTGGTCGTTGTCGTCGTTGTGGGAGCCGCGGCCGATATAGCGTAAACCGTGTCGCCGCCGCTCGTATAGCCGGCAAAACGGCCGAAATAACGAAAATTCGCAACCGGAACGGTGCCGTTGATCTCGAGCAGTCGGACATTCTGAACATCGGAATATGTGCCGGCGCTTGCGTCATAGCTGAGCAGGACGCCAGGATACAGGCCGCTAGTAGGCGTTGACGATGTGCATCTTACATAGTGGACGACAGGAGACTCGCCGGCATCATCGCGATCAGTCTGGCCAGGACTGAATAGCGTGCCCTGCTCGTAGTCGCGCAGCATCTTTGCCAGTCGGGCAATCGAGTCCTCGTCGAGCAGGTATCCCGGCATGACGGACTCCTACAGGCTCGGGAATGCGACCGTGTCATATCCGATATATGTGCGATATCGAGCCGCGTCGCCATCGGCCGTCACCCAGGGGGCCGTGCCGGTCGGATTCAGGTAGACAGGAGACGAGATCGATACGCCGTTGATCTCGATGTTTTTCAGGATGTCGGAGCCCGCGGTGATCCTGACTTTCTTTCCCATGTTCGCGACTGTGGTGCCCCATCCATTGGGTCGATACTCGAACACGATCGACCAGCGCCAATATGAAACATCGTTTTCGTAGACTAGTTGCGCGTTGACGCTATTGAGTCTCGCCAGGTACTGGCCGATCACATACGGGCCGACGGTGTATGATGCACTATTGATCATGCCGATCGCTCCGATCCATGCGGCAGTCGGCGGAGTCAGCGAATTGAGGCCGGCCGTGATCGTGGCGCCGCCGCGCATCACCTGCAACGGTGGCAGGAGTGGTTCTCCCGCTGTGTTCTGCACGACCTCGAGGGCGCTCGTGCTGGCATTGATCGCGCGATACAGGGCGATGTTGTGGGCGTTCGTTGCGATCTGATAGTCACGACCTCGGGATCCGGGAGCCTGCACGCGTGATCCCGGTGACACGCCCTGCTGCTGCGTGTCGACCGCGGGATTGCCCGAGGGCGCCGATCCCGAGGCTGTCATGTCGAGGTTGTAGCCGTAGGTCGCGACCACTCGCCAGAGCAGCGGATCGTCCTGATCCTGCGACGGCGCGAGCGTCAGACAGTACGCAAGGGCGTCCTCTGGATGCGGCGAGAATATCGCAGGTAGTGACGGATGCGAGCCCGCGTAGTAGGGACCGTATGTCGCGTTATCTGTTCGCACCAGGAAAACGCGCTGATAGGTGCGGTTGAACTTGGCGTCGACAGTCGCCTGTCGTCCTGAATGCACCTCGGAGAATAGCGTGTACGCCATCGACTCGCTCCTATTTCGGCATTACGAGCGTCGCGGGCGCGCGGCCGTTTGCCGCCGCGATGGCGACCAACTCCTTGAGCGCGCTCGTCTGCTGCTCTGACTGTCGTGTCTGCATGTCGAGCGCGGCCAGCACCTCCTCCTCGTTGGTGCGCATGCCGCGCTCGGCGCGGATGCGCGCCTCGACCTCGGCCGCCGATCCGGCCACCAGGGCGCTCGGGAGATCCTGCTGCTGCGACCGGAACTTTTGGATCGCCGACTGGATCTGCGCACCGACCTGCCGGCCGAGCGCCTCGCGCAGGAGCGCCTGCTGGCCCTCACTGGCTGCGCTCGCCTGCTTGAGTTTCACATCGATCGCCGAGATCATCTCGGCGAACTTCTCAGCGTCGGTCATCGAGCTCTTGAGCGCATCCTTGCGCAGGCGCTCGACGGTCTGGTTAGCCTGGCGCATCTCCTCTGTTTGTCGAATGAGGTCGGCCACGAACTGCTCGGTGACATCATCGACATCCTCGATCGCGTCGCCGAAGTCTCCCATTGCCGAGGCGCCGCCCTCGAAATTGCCGGCGCCGAGCTTTTCCTTGAGCTCTTCAGTCTCCTTGATGATCTGCGCGAGGTTGCCATTAGGGGCGATACCGAGGCCGAATCCCTTGTCGATATCGCGCATGATCTGCATGCCGATGTCCTTGCCGAACTCGAACGGGATCCCGGCCGCGCCCTTGGCGACAGCCAGTCCTGCGCGACCTGGCGTCAGTCCGCGCATGTCCTTGAGAATCGTCTTGAGATCGGGGAGAAGCGCCGCCATCAACTCCTTGAATGTCGCGGCCGCCTCGATCAGCGCCTTGCCGAGGGTCTTGCCGATCTCTTTTCCGGAATCGAATAAATCCTTGAGCTGCTTGCCCTTCTCGGCAGGATCGAGGACGGGAGCGAATGCGTCGGCGATCTCACGCACCGACTCCATGATCCCCTCAAACACGCCGCGCAATGCGGCGAACGCCTTCTCGGGCTCGAACAGTTTCAAGGCTTGCTGGCCGAGCTCGCGCAACATGTCCGAAAATCCGGCCGACAACTTCTGCAATTGTCCACCGAATGAGTCGCCGATCTGCTGGGCGGCGCCCGCCGCATCCTCGCTCGCCGTGAATATCGCCCGGATCGCCGTGCTCGACAGTACGGATCCCTCGCGCAGCATCTTGAGCGCGTCATCGAGGGAGACGGCCTGGCCTGTCGCTCTGCTGATCTCTTTCTGCAGGGCGCCAAACACATTCAGGCCCGAGGCCTGCAATTGGCGCAGCGGTCCCTCGCTCGCCATGGCGCTTTCGCGCAGGGAGCCGATCGCTCCCGTGACGAGACCCGCGGCCTCGGCTGTGCCACCGAGGACCGTGATCGCGTTGGCCGTTTTCTCAACGGCGCGCGTCGCGTCCTCGATGCTCATGCCCGATGCCGACAATTGCAGCATCGACTTGTTGAGCGTCTCGAGCGGCGCGCCCGTTCCGGTCGAGATCTTGCGCAGGCGATCGATTGACTCGGCGCCGCCACCGACACGCGTCTCAAGTCCTCGCGCGATCGTCTGCATGTTCTCTAACTCGGAGCCCATGCGCATGATCGAGATCATGGCCTGGGCCGGCACCATCACGAATGTCTGCATGACGCCGCGGATCATCTCGAGGCCCGCCTTAGCGTCGGCTGCACCCTTGCTCCCTAGAGTTTCAAACAATGTCTTGCCTGAGACATTACTGCTCGCCTTGGCTGCGGCGCGCGCCTTATCAGCGAATTGCTGCATCGACTTTGATGCCTGATCCAGTTGCTGGGTCTTGAATGATTTCCCAGCCTTGCCGGATGATTCGGCGAGCTTCAACATCGCCGATGATAATTGAGCGGATCCAGCCAGTGCCTCCGCACCGTTAAATCCGACCTTGACCGCCACATTGGCGATATTAGCCATGTCAGGTGATCCTCAATATCTTGGCGCCCGTTTCGCGGATGAGGTCATCGATGCTGGCCGGCTTGGCTGTGCGCCAGTCCTCGTTGCGATCCGGCGGCAGGAAGTCCTCGACCTTGGCCTTGCCGCCTGCGGCCGCCAGTGGAGACCATGCCGCGAGCGCGTGCTGGAGGTCGCTGCGATAGACGCCCCATGGATCGACTCGCAAAAGCTCGATCCACTCAGCCAATTCGCGGGCGCTCATTCGCATCTCGAGCTCCCCCACAGTCATGCCGAGCAGCGCGGCGAGCCGAAACTTGACCCGACGGATCGGGTCCGAGACTACTTTTTTTCCGGATCTCCTGAGAGGCCGGCGAGGTCGACGGCGATCGACCAGATCCTCGTCACGACCGAGGCCGGCATACGGCTGACCTGCTCGATGTCGGCGTCGCTGAACAGCCTGGCCCCCTGATCATCGCAGAGGACCGTGACGAGCAGACGGGCTCGCAGGTCGTTGAACCTATCCGAGCCCGTGTGCTCGATCTGCCAGGCGTCCCAGCGATCGCGCTCGCCCGCGGTCATCTCCCTCACGCAGACCTCGCCGCCCCATTCGGGCACCTGCACGCGCTCGACGCGCAGGGCCGGAGATGCCGCGAGGATCTGGTCGCGAGTCAGTGCCATCATCACACATCCTTGTCCGAGAGCTGCAGCGTGACCGTGAATCGGAGCGCCTCATCCGAGGACGCGACCTCGGGCGTGCTGATCTCGCTGATGTAGCCATCATATACCAGGAGGCCGTCGATGTTGGCGCCCGGCAGGTCGACGGTCACCCTAGTCCTCGTCTTGGCCGTGCGGCGGCCATTGAGAACAGTAAAAAGGTTGGTAGCTGTGCCCGTATCGTCAAGAAAGATAGTGAGTTGCACAGTGCCCGGATCATCTCGCACCGGAATGCGCTGCAGGGTCGTGTCTGACAACGCGGTGACATCGGCGAACGCCATCGACCTGGCATTCGCAGCAATCGAAACGAGTCCCGACAGCGATGCGGTCGTGCCGGTCGTAGAGTTGGCGATGGTGCAGAACGCCGCGGTGGCGCTTGGTCCTACTACAAATGCCATGACTAGATTCTCCTATTGGTAAACACCGACCAGCTCGATCGTGGACAACCGAGTCGCCTCATCATCCCCATCACTGACGACCTCGGACTGGTCGGCCGTGTCGTCGATGCGCCAGTGATGGACAGTCGTTGAGCCGATCGTCTGTCGGCCCGGATTCGCCTGTATCTGATCCCGGATCCAATCGACAACGACCTGCGCCGAGGCGCGTGTATTGCTGACGACCGTGACCTGCACACGCTCAGTCATGACCGCCGGCGTCCCGGACAGCAGCATCTGGGGCTGGGTCGTGATCGTCTGATAGACGACATACGGCATCGTCGTGCCAACATTCGCGATCTCGGGCGATATGCCACCTGGCACGGTCGACCCGTATCCGGCGCGACCGGAGAGATAGGTGCGGCATGCCTTGCCCAGCACGCTCATCCGAGCACCTCCCCCGTGTCGACGATGATGTCGCCCTTCTTGATCAGCTTCTCGATCTGGATGTCGAGCGACTCCCTGACCAGTTGCGTGATCGAGCCCGCGTTGGCATGCAGGGCAGGATTCAGGAACGGCCGAGCCGGGATCCTTTTTGTTTTTCCGCTGCGCCATATCTTGATCGTGGCGCCGTGCTCGACCAAGTGAGCGTAGAACTTGGGGATCACGGGCACTATCACATCACGCTGAGCCACCGATGTGCGCTTGGGCTTGTGATAATGCTTGAACGCGACGCCCGAGTATTTCCGGCCCTTGCGAGGGCCGACAACTCCGACCCATACCAGCGGGGCGAGCGCCGTGCCGATCGCGCTTTTGGGCTTGACGACCTTGAACCCGATCGACTTTTTCAGAGTTCCGGTTTGTCCGTAATACGGGATACGCTTGCCCTGATACTTGATGAAACTGCGACGCTGCGGCACGCGGGCTTTGGCGTCCTTGGCGATGCGCCGCGACGAGATCGTCACGGCGCGTTTCATGGCGGCCGACACGGCTTTCGGAAAGTTAAGCATCAGCGCGACGGTCCTCTCCAGTCCCTGGATGGAGACTGGAAAGGTGACATCGCGCCGAGGCTTTACCTGTCCGACTCTGGCCATGATTAGGCTGCCGGCTGCGTGAGCTTCTTGATCGCGTTGCTCTGCGCGACCTTGGCGTCGACGCGCTCGACGACCATGAAACCAGTTTGATACGCGTCTGCGTATCGCTCGTCCATGCGGATGACCTCGAGGTCTCCAGCCTGGCGAATGTAATACTTCGAGAAGTCGCCGAACAGCATCGTGATCGCACTGGCAGCGACCGAGCTCGCCATGTTGTTATTAACAACAACCGGATATCCGAGAAGTCTCGGACCGTTGCCGTTGAGCAGGTCGAGGAACAGCGGCCTGTTCTGGTTGTCGGCCAGCTGCAGGATCGTGTTCCACACGCTCTGGTGCAGCATGAACGAGGCGCCCTGCTGGTACGCGAAGTCCAGCGAGTTTACCAGCGACATGATGTTAGCCAGGGTGATGGTCGTCGTGGTGGCCGCGGTCGCTCCGGCGGATGCGCCGGTGACAACGCCCTGGGGCTGGCTCGATCCGGTGCCAGTCGCAAAGAAAGCAGCTTCCTTGCGCCCGATTCGCTCACCGAGGATCGAGGCGATCTCGCTGGCGAGGTCGAGTCCACTGTCGCGCAGCAGCTCGTTGCTGACCTGCACAAGGCTGTCGAGCTTGTACGCTCCGAGGCTGACCTGGCCGAACACGACATCGGTAGCCGCTGGCGCCGTGTTTTCGGCGGTCAGGTTGGCGAGATTGCTCGTGTCATCGGTGGTCGGGAACGGCAGGGTGTTGCCGGTCTCGGTGCGGATCACACGCGCGACGCCGCGCAAGGTGTTGTAAAAGAGGCGCCGCGACTCGAGCTCGGCGAGGAACCCTTGGGGGATTGTGAATCCGCCCGCGGTCGTGGTGGTCGACTGCGCGCGCAGGGTGAGCTTGTTGTTGCGCAGGTTGAGCCCGAGCTTGCGAGCGGCGCCGAGCTCCTCGGCGTTCGCGTCGTTGCCGAGGAACCAGGCGCGCAGGGCAAGGCCTCGTTCACGCTCGGCGCGCTTGTCGTCAAGATCCGACACGATCATCGGTGCTGGCATGATGCGTCTCCTCGAAATGGCAAGGCTGTCGATGACCTTGCGGACCTCGGCCTGAATCGTCTCCTGCAGTCCGTTCTTTTCGATGCCGCTCTCCTCGGGTTGCTCGGCCGGCATCTCCATGGCCTCCTCGATCGCCATCAGGCGAAAGTCGATGTTCTGGATCTGTGATTCGATGGCGTTGACCTTGCTCTCCTCCTCGGGAGTCCATGCGCGGTTTTCAGCGCCGGCGTGCAGCGCCTTGACTTCTCCCTCGAGCCGAGTGCGCTCGGCGCGGAGCTTCTGCTGTTCGTTCATCTCGTCCTCCTGCCGAGCTCGATGACTCGGATCCTGCGCTCGCGTAGATGTCGCCGGAGCTCCTGCTCCCGCTCCCAGCGATCACGCGAGCGCAGCGCGATCGTGGTATCCGGATACGCCGGGATCGTGACGACGCTGACCTCGATGAGGTCGACATCATGCACGACCCGGACTCGGGCCTCGTTCTCGATGATCCATTCGTCACGATTCACAAAAAATCCGAACGACATCTGGCTCACATCACCACGACCGATGAGCTCCTTCAGGTCGTTCGCGTAGCTCGTGTTTGGCGGGTCGATCTCGACGCGCAGGCCGGTCGAGTCGCTGGTCAGGCTTAGCGTCCCGGCCGACCTGCGCCCGAGGACGAGGGTCGAGTCATGATTCACCAGGGCACGGACATCGGATCGCGAGTCGAGCGTGCGCTGGAATGCTCCCGCTGCGATCCGCTCCCTGAATCCGCCGAGATCCTCGGACAGCGGACCGTAGACGCTGGCATACCCGACCAGCTTGCCGGCCGTGCTCGACAGCGATCCGGATGCGCGTCTCTCGATGATCATGAGCCTGCCTCCTCATCAGCCCGCTCCATGCGAGCCGCGATCGTCTCCGACCATGTCACCCCAGGGGCGCCGCCCCACAAAAGGAACGCGACATAGCCGGGAGTCGGCGGATTGTCCCATCCGGGCTTCTTGTCGGTGGCATGGCGCGCATGCCAGGCGCGCATGGCGATGATCTTCTCGGGGCTGGCCGGCTGGCCCGATGACATGCGAGTCGCCCATGAGACCGTGTCGGCCTGCAGGCCGTCACCGGAGTATCCCTGCTCGTGCAAGTCGAGGCCGCGGCGCAGCGCCTCGCGCACGCCCTGCGGCGGACTGAACGAGATGTCGGCGTATTTTTCCGGCACGGCGCGCAGGCTCGCGGCCTGCGGTGCGGGAGTTGGCGCGGGCGCTGGTGCGACGATAAAGCGCGCGAATATCGCGTCGACAGCCTGCTGCGACAACATCGGGAACGCGGCCGCCACGATCGCCTTGGCCGTGTCGATCGTTATCAATCCCAGGCTCGCCTGCGTGACGATCTCGAGGAGCGAGGTGACCTGCGCGCCATTGAGCGCGGTAGCGGAGACATCGACCTCCGGAGCCTGCGTGACGGGCGAGATTTCGGGATTCGCGACGACGGGCGCCTGCTCTGTATTCGCCGTGATCGGTGCCATGTTCAGCGGCGACAGATAAATATCGCCACCATCAACGGGATCAAGTCCCTCGAGTGCGCGGATCTCGTTGACGCTGAGCCATCCCCACTGGCGACCGATCGAGTAGGCGCTGTATCGCGCCGAGATGTCGGTGCGCAGCAGTCCCTCTACCTTGTGCTCGACATAGGTCGAGGGATCATCCAGCAGCTTGCGTCGGATCTCCTGCTCGATGCGCACGAGCCAGGGACGCAGAGTCTCCGACAGGAACGCGAGGTTCTCCTGCTCAAGCGAGTTGTAGCTGCTCGACTCGGGGGATCGCAGCTTGCTCAGCGGCAAGTTGAACCACCGAGCGATCTCCTCGATCTGGAACTTTCTCGTCTGCAGGAATTGCGCATCGTCAGGAGGGATGCTGGTCGTCGACCACTTCATCCCCTCCTCGAGGATCGCGACCCGATGGGCGTTGTCGATGCCCGCATGCAGGCGCTCCCAGTCACCGCGGAGTCGAGCCCGCGCATCGTCACTGAGTCGGCCGGGATGCTCGAGCACGCCCGAGGGGCGCCCGCCGGAGCCAAAGAACTGCGAACCGAACTGTTCAGCGGCGAGGCCGAGGCCGATCGCCTGGCGAGCCTGCCGGATGATCGACAGCCCGACGACCCCGTCCGTGCCAGGGCCGGGCAAGTGCAGGACATCATCGGCCGGCAGGTAGATGCGCTGACCGTTGCTCATCTGGTAGCCGTAGATGATGCTCGAGTCACTGGCTCGCTCGACGCTAATCGAGGTCGGATTGAGCAACCAGATCCGGGTCGGGCGTCCGAGCGTGTCACGCTCGATCTCGGCGTATCCGTTGCCATGGATCAGGGCGTGCGTGATCCATGACGCCCGAAACTGCATGGCCGACATCTCGGGGTTCGGCGCGATCCTGAGCATGTCACCGACGCCGATGTCGTCGATGATCACGCGACTGTCGCCGACGCGTCGATACACATGGATCGGCAACGAGGCGATCGTCTCGGAGATCAGGCGCACCGCCTGCCAGAATGGGCTGTAATTGGCGGCCGTGTCGGCCGAGACACTGGTGCCGGCATTGCTGACCGCGCCTCCGAAAAACATCGTCAACGCCGGATCACGCCACACCTGCGTCGTGCTGGCTGCGCGCTGCTCGGAGCGCGTGCCGGACAGGTAGCTCATGACGCGTTCGATGATCGTCATAGAGTGGCCATGCCTCGTGACTCGTATATGCTCGGCGCACCTCGCACCGAGCCACCTGCCGATCCGACCCTCGCCCTCGCGACCGCCATCACCGCGGCGACGAGGGCGTCTATTTTTTCCGACGATTTCGACTTCGAGGGCTTGATATTGCCCGCGGCATCGCTCTCTATTGATGCGTTGCCAAGACACCACCGCAATACCGGATGACCGTCATGTCGTATTTTCTTGGCCAGCACCAGGGTCTCCCAGTCCTTGGCGGCCGGCGACATGCTCGCGTAACCCTGGCCGAATGACACGACAGCGAGTCCGTCCGACTGCATCTGCTGGGCGAGCTGCGATGTGTTCCAGCGATCTATAGCGATGTCCATGATCCGATACCGAGCGAGCGTCGCCTTGATCTGCGCGTAAACATCCTCGTACTCGATGACATCGCCATCGGTCACGCGCAGGTGACCACTCGCCGACCAGTTATCGAATCTCATTTTGTTTCGGCGCTCGCGATCACGCAGGGCGCCTCGGGGAGCCCAGCACATCGGCTCGATCCAGATCGTGCCGTCATCGAGCGGAAACGCCAGCACAAATGCGGAGAGATCCATCGTCGATGACAGGTCGAGCGCGCCATAGCATGGTCGCCCGGCGAGCTCGGGGCGAGGTGACCGACACGCGTCCCATGCGTCGGGAGAGATCCATCTCGTGACCGTGTCCGTCCACTGGTTGAGGTGCAGGCGACGGAACGCCAGCTCGCGCGCCGGAGACTGCTGCGCGTCGGCGCAGGCCTGGCGCATGTAGTCGGCCAGCACCGAGACCCCGTAGCCTGGATTCGCTCGACGCCATGTCTCCTCGTGGCGCCAGTCATCACTGTCGCCGGCGGCGTAGATGACCGGCAAAAATGACGGATCATCGAGTGATCCGTCGAGGATCGACCTGGCGTGCAGGTGCAGCTCGTAGCAGAGCGACTCCCGATCGTGTCCCGCTGTCGTGATCGCGATCGTGAGAGGTTGCGTTCTCGCTCCGGTCGAGGTCGTGAGCACATCCCACAACTCGCGATTCGGCTGCGCATGGACCTCGTCGAACACTATGCCGGAGCAGTTGTATCCGTGTTTCGTGTGGGCGTCGGCGCTGATCGCCCGATACCGGCATCCATCTCGAGTCACGATCTCCTTGCGCAGGACGGTGCATACGCGTGACAGGACGGGCGACGCCTGCACCATCGAGGAGGCCGCCTCGAACACGATCGACGCCTGCTCACGATCGGCCGCCGCCGACACGATCTCGGCGCCCTGCTCGCCATCGGCCAACAAAAGGTACAGGGCGATGCCCGCGGCGAGGGTGCTTTTGCCATTCTTGCGCGGCACCTCGATGTACGCGGTGCGATACTGACGCATGCCATCGGGACGCAGCGTGCCGAATAGCGGACGGATGATATCCTGATATTGCCAGTCGCTGAGCGTGAATGCCTGACCGGCGAGCGTGCCCTTCGCATGGGTTAACGCGCGCTGGAAGAACAGCTTGACATTTGCTGCGCGCTGATCACCTAGCCGCCGAGGAGGCGCAGGATCGGATTGTCGTCGCCGCCTGGCAGGCTGCCCTTGGACTCGGCCGGCAGGCGTGTGCCGGCTCGAGTCCTCGGCGTCAGGTGCAGGTAGACGAGGGCCGTCTGGATTCGACCCTCGACCCGATCGAGGTCGCCGCTGATCGACTTGCGGATCGCGTCTCCCGGATGCAGGTCGACCATCGCGGCTCGGAGCTCGTCGGCTCGTGCGAGCTGGCGCGCCGTCAGCATCAGGAGGAGCTGGTCGACCCGCCCGCCGACCCCTACGATCGTCATCGCCTCGACGAGCCATCGGTAGTATCGCGCCTCCTGCGCATTCAGGCCGCCAGGTTTGGCCGGCAATTCTCCGCCGGCGCGCAGCCATCCCGTCTGATCGACCGCTTTTCTGCCCCTTTTCGCCATGTTATCGTCCTAGTTTTCCTAAATTACCTATATGGCCGTACAAAAACGCGTTCTGG